TATTTGTGCCGCAGTTAATTGCGGTGCGTAAAAACCGTTATTGTTGTTAGTAGGACTTTCTTTAACTGCTAAGCTTGAAAAAGTTGTTATTGGCGGTCTCGGCATAAAAATAATCCTAAAATAATCCTAAAATTTTTAAAAAATTCTTAAGATTCTTTTTATGGCTAAGAACGTTTAAACCCGAAATACGATTTTAAGTTTCGTAGAAACTGTAGAAAAGTTTATTATAACAGATTTTTTAAAAAATTATAATTATCTATTATATTGTTACCGTTAAATTCATGTCAGTAACCAACACGGGATTAACTCCCGCGTTATAGGTTATAAACACCTCAACAAAATCAGTCGTAATAAATGCTACAGGTACCGATAACGAAAGAGAAGTAGCTGAATTTGTAGATAATTGAAAAGCATAATTTGCAGCTGCGATTTGTATTGTGCCATTTTTAAAAATACTAAGACCGATTGTACTTCCCCCAATCTCTGTATGCTTTGCTGATATATTAACACTTACTAATGCTTCAATAGGATTAGAACCTGTGTATTGAAGTTTGTTATTTGCGGGGCTACTAAAGTTATTTACCAAAGTTGCTGTTGTAGAACCAACAATTTTATAAAAAGTATTACTCGTTGTTATAGTGGTAGTCGTTAAATTGCCACTCATATAAAGCGAAGCTAATACTCCAATAATTCCATTAGATGCGGCAGTCAATCTACCAGCTGAATCCACTGTTAGATTTGTATTGGTATAACTACCAGGGGTAACCGCAGTATCAATCAAATCAATAACAGGGTTTTGTCCCCCCGTACTACCTATTCTAGTAGCCGTCCCTACAACTAATAAAACTGGATTAGCTCCATTAGATGCGGCAGTTAGTTGACCCTGCGCATTAACCGTAAAGCTTCCGTATGTATAATTTCCAGCAGTAACTGCTGTATTGGTAATATCTATTGTACCGGAAGTTGTAATTGCGCCCCCTGATAATCCAATACCAGCCGTGATTGATGTTACTGTTCCATTTCCATTTGTCATCCAAATAGGTAACTGTCCAGGACCTTGCGAAGTTAATACTTGACCAGCATTACCTAAGCTAGCAACAGATTGTAATGAAGTTGTAGGACCAGTACCACCACAAATAACTGAATATGGTGTAGTTGTAGTTATTCCTGTTCCTCCATATGGAACTGTTATGGTGTTTCCATTCCATGTTGCATTAGTGATTACTCCACTATTTAGGTTTAATGATGTGAATATAGTGATTCCAGTATTGTCAAATCTTATCATATTATTACCGAGAGCCGATACTTGCGCATTCACAAAATTTTGCAATGTCAAAGAACCATAAGTATCGGTATTAGTCGTCAGATGAGTCCACCTAAACCCAGAAAATAAATTATTTCTATATTCATGATTAAATTGCGATGGAATGGCAATAATAGGAAGAAAACTATTAGTTATCTGTAACGTAGATAGTGGTTGCGTATAGTTAAGTTGTTGCGTAGCTCCTAGAATATTTAAACATGGATTAATCCCTGCAACCGTTATAGTACTCATTGGCATAGTATATTCCTCGTGTATAAATTATGTTATTGCCATTTAATCTCGACATTATCATTAAATAAATCCCAAACAAAACGAGCACTTATTGCATCGAAATCAGCTTGTGGGGATTGTTCTATATTTGCTATTCTTCCGCCATTTAAATTCAAGTTGGCATTTATAAAAAATGTAGATTGCCCAGAAGTTGCGGATGCTCCTGGTGCTCCTGCGACTCCTGCGACTCCACCTTCTGGCGCAAAAGCCGCGGTAATAAGAATTTTCCCTAGTAAACTAGCTCCCCCTCCGAGCAAGTCTCTTAGCGTACCAAACGTAGCGTCAAAAATAGCACTTACTAGACCGTTTCCGACTCCTTTTGCAAGACCTCCCAGGGCGATTCCCGCTAGACCTTCAACCCCTGCCGCTCCAGCTGGTCCAGCTGGACCAGCTGGTCCCATAGGACCGATATAGTTAATACTGTCTGTCCCAATATTATTAATTATGTTAGTTTGTACCCATGTACTCAATCCATTAACTGCGCCGAATTGAACGCTTATACTATCGCCTTCTCTGATTTCATGAGTTTTATTATAAATATTAGCTCTAGTCAGTACCCAAGGCGTCTCAGTAGACCCAAGAACCGTTACTACGTACACTCCATTTTGATAACCAGCTGGTTGATTTTTTACCAAAATTAAAGAGTTTAAAAAAGGAGGTACTAAATCAATAGTTAATATGCCAGGAGCTGTAGAAGTTAACGTCGCCCCTACTCCTAGTATGCCGTTATTGTAGTTTGCAGCCAGAGCTAAAGTAGTAGCAGCATAACAAACGGGGATATCGACTATTGCTTCAACTGGTCGATCCATCGCGCTGCCTACCCAAAATTTATTTGTTGAGAGATTGGGTAATGTAATAATCGGTATGCTAATTGTAGGTATGGCGATACCATTTGCATCACCAACTAATACATAATTTGGATCACAAAGTATTCTGCCGGTAACTGGTGAGATAAAATTATGTAAAACATTAAACTTCATAGACAGTCCTTAATTAATTGCCCCAATTAATATTTTGTAGTTTTGTCGTTAATTGCGTATTTGGCAGAACTTGATTTCCATTAGGATCGGTATAAGCATCGTTACCAGGTAGTCTCGGGTTTTTTATAGGACGTGGATCAGCTTTTACAAGCGGCGGTCTATTTTGTTCTGACGGCACGTCTAAATAAGGTTTACCGACCATAAGACCGGTCCATACTAATCTATCACCGCGCCATTCCATTTGTTTAACCAAATCCTTATGGTTAAAATCAAGGCCACTTTCATCGCATACTCCGAGTGCCGAAGGATGCGTTGCGTCAATAACTACATTTTTCCCTTTCCAACGATTAACCCAACTCATTTAAATCTCTCCATAGTCTTCATCGCCACGAATACTTATGTTTACAGATTCTGAATCCGATATCGTGGCAAGATTAAATGATTGCTCATATTCGCCTTTAAATGCGCCGGCTACTTGAGGATTATATTTTAAGGCAAGTTGATAACTCAAACCCCATATCAAAGCCGGATAAAAACGTGATGGGATCTCCAAGGCGTTAGTGTAAAAAGCTCCAGCATCCTGAATCATTTGTTTATAAGAATATTGCAAACAATTATATTGATTAGAAGGCGCAGGCCATAAATTAAGAATAGGCGTGATTTGACGATTCAAATAATAAATACTTGGACGACTTTCTAATCTTTTGTTTGGATAATTCAAATACTCATATCTACTCACATTGCTTATAGGCATATCAAGAATATTATTATTAAAATAAATTTCTTGTATATCGAGCGTCGCTCCACCAGTTTCTCTTATACGATAAGCTCTAGCATCAATAGGAGTAGGAACGTCAAACCATACATTAACTCCTTTTACAAAATCCAATGAAGAAAGAGTAATCAATGGCAACCAATCAATATTATTTACTGAACTTTCAATAATTAGATTATAAGTACGATCAACATTAGATTGAACGCCCACAAAGTTAATTTGCTGAGTTTCCCCCATCCCATAATCATAGGAAATATTGCCATTTGCAGCATTTTGAGTACAAGCAGTTAGTGGGTCACCATCAAAAGCATTAGCAGCTACACCACCATTGCTACTAGCAGCGACTCCATCTAATTGACGTGTCGATGTTCTGAGATTCGCTTGTATGATATTACTCACTGTAACAGGCAAAGTATATTGTATCTGCGCAGTTATAAGAGGAAGGTAACTAATTTCAAGAGTCCAAAGATTTATACTTTTGTTCATCCACTCTAGAAGCAAAAGATCAATACTTCTTTTAGCTGAATCTAACTTTTGAGGCTCTACAAACTCCCCTAAAATACCTATTCTTTCAAAGGCTTCTCTGATAATAAGCTCGATTTGAATAGATTGAAAATTAAAAGTACCGGAGGTAGGAAGCATCAAGACATCTCTTTTTAATTATTATTTGCGCCCAAAGCCTTTTAATGTCTCAGCTAAATTAGCTCTTTTTCTAGTTAAAGCATTTTGCGAATGAGTGGCTTTTTCTAGTTTTTTTTCAGGGATTTTTTTGCCTTCAGGTATTCCTAATGTTTTATGTAAAGCACCTTTATTCTCTGGTGTTATAGCCCCTTGAATCCAGTTTTTTCCAGATTTAGCCATTACTTCTCTTTTTGCTCTGCTATGCGACATGTCAATATACCTTTATTTTAAGCTTGTAAGAAAATGAAATCAAAAGTGTCGGTAACCGGAGTAACCGAGGAATCTACTTTTAATAAAACAAAATTTGTAACATTCTGAGAACTGATTATTTGCGACGTTGTTTGATTAATTAAAATGGGAAACAAGTTGCTAAGCTGGTTTTCAAAAGTAATAAAATTACTGTTAATCTGATCTAATGTCTGATAAAGCGAATAAGTAATCCCCGCGCCAGATGGCGGAAATATTACAGACATAGAATAGTTAATATTGCTTGTGTTGCTATTAACCACGAATAATGACAAATATCCAGCATTTCCAGTCCCAACTTTAACTTGGCTAACTGCCGCATTTACCGTTATAGAAGTTATGACATCAAAATATTTAACGCCATATACAGTATTGTTATTAGGCCCATTAATGGTGTCGCTAATAGGAGCATTATTTTGAAAACCATTAACTACAAAAGTAATGGCACTTAAATTGTTTACCGATGTAAGCGAAACAGATTTTATAAAATTGTTTACTCTAAAAGAGATTTGGTCAGGAACACTATTATTTTTCAATGTGCCATTTAACAATAAAGAACCCGCTCCAGGCGTGTCTTGTAAAGCGCATACTGCTGCTAAATCTACAACTGGCCACGTTAATTTTGAATAAAGAGACATGTTGTTATACCTTTATATTTGTCTAAAATTCATTTCAATACTATTAGCTATCTCTCCCAATTGTCCACTGATATGTATCAGAAGAGAGGCGAATGGTAGTGATGGTTGAAAACTTATGCCAGCCGTTGGTAAAATAGGGAATCTATATTGGTCATTCGCAGTGTCTGCTTTGATTGTGAAGATATGAAAATCATTATTTACAGCATCTAAAAAAGTTGTGCCATTATGGCTAATATCCGAAATAACAGCGAAGATGGTTGTATGAATACTTGCAGCAGTTAATTTTGATGTAGTCAAAATATAATTAATATTATCACGTTCAAGATTAATATTAATCAGTGGGAAGAAGCCAGTATATCCCGTGCCAACTCGCACTTGGTTTACTGCTCCACTTGTTGCTATGGAATAAATTTTGTCATAAATTTGTCCTGAATAAACAGTATTAGCATTAGGCCCTACTAACACTTCCGTGATAAGAACTCCATTTTGGATACCACTAATAGTAAAGTTTACTGCCGCAAGGTTATTTGCAGAAGTAAGAGAAATAGACCTACTATATCCACGATCAATAAATGATACTTGGTTTGTCACTTGATTAGCGAGATTGCCGTTTAAAACAAGATTAGCCGCCCCAGCAGTATTTTGTAGTATGCAGACATCCGAGGTGTTAGCCACTGGAAAAATATATCTTAAATATCTAGACATAGGACGACTCTCTTTTAAATTTAAATAAGTATGTAAATTAGATGTTTTTGTTCTAATTTACATACTCTTTAGGAATGTGCAATTTTCGCACATTGGTAATTAAACTCCAGGTGAACCAAAGATCCCACGAGGATTAGATACACCAAAAGAATAACGCTCTGTAGCCTTAGCCATAACGTTATCTGTCGGATAATCAACGTAAGTATCAGTCTCAACAGGTGTTCTTTGAAAATGTTTTAATCCATCTTCTGCGTCAGTAATTATAAACCAAGCAGTAGCCGAAGTTAGATACTGATTAATTTTATAACCATCAGGGATGTAATCATTATGATATAAGGCGTTAATATCATTGTTTGCTACATCCACACGGAAAGCAGAATTAAGTAACCTAGAGGCAGCGAATTGCAACTCTCTCGGTAAAATCAGTTTTTTAGCCATAGTTTGAGACAAAATCCCGCTTTGCATTGGGAATTTTTGAATCAAAATAATAGCTTGTTCTACTCCTGCCTCACTAAAATCAACGTTTGGAGCCGCTCCAGCAAAGGCATTAGAGAATACACCGCCGTCAATTGGGTGATTTGCAGAACATACTGATTGACCGTCACCGATAGGATAAGCTGCATTAAAAGCATTATTTAATACATTTGCACCAAGAATATTCTTAGTTACCCTTAAAGAATTTCTAAGTGAAATTGCTTGTTGTGGAAACTGATTTTGATACAAATTATCTTCAACGGCTTCTTTAGTAATCGTAAAACTTAAACCAACCCTTTTATGAATATAGTTAGTCACGATTCTTTGTCCCATACTATCAGTAGCAATAGGTTGACCTTCCATCTTAATATCAGCTGCGCCAAGATATTTCATCTCAACTTCGATTTCCTGATACTTATCCGATTGGTAAGTTTTAAATATCTCTGTCCATTGTTCAGGATATGTTGGATATTGCCCAAAGACCGCCTTTAAACCAGGGCGGAGTAACTGAGCGATTTGTCCGGTATTTATCATAATTTTATACTCTTTCTATAATTAAACAGCTACTACGCCAAGAGAACCGCCTCTATAAGCATGATTGTTGATTGTGACCATTACATTTAGGAAAGCGGCAGTTGTTGCATCTGCTACATAACTAATTGGATTACTTAAATTAATAGGATCATTGGTATAACCGATTACTTTTAAAGGTAAGGTAATGACCGTATGGGCTATATCGTTGGCCGTAAATGTAGTTGCTAAAAAAGCTCCTGATTGACCGGTACGAGTACTACCATCACCTGGATTCTGTGGAGCTAAGTTTGCACCACCACCGCCGAGTCCAAGTCCAAAGTTTTGACCCATTAAGCCATATGGAAAACGAGCCTCGTCCAATACGTTTGTCCAAGTCGATACTTGTATATCAAAAACTGCACTTGGATCATCGATGACAAGAGCTGTAATTTTACTACCAGGCATAACTGCTGTAGCAGCTGGCCAGTAAGGAGCTTTAACAAGTACGCCTGTTGGCAGCATATATTCACAGCCCATGAAGACACCAACGATCGAAACGTCGTTTGTTCCGGCATTACCGTCTGTGTCAAATCCATATCTTGCTATTGTGCCGCTGCCTTGGTTAGCATTGGCCGTATTCCAAATTACTGGATCGCCTGTAAAGATACTTGTTGCGTAAGTTGCCACTCCGTCTGCGGGAGCGCTTATATAATATGTGTTTGTTTTTTCAGTCCAGCTACCACCGTTGATTGATGATAGTGGTCTTAAGCCGAATGGTGCATTTACGCCATAAGCCATATAAACCTCTTGTTTTAAATTTAAAAAATTATTTTTTTTAAATCTTTTAAGGTAGAGATTTAAGAGACCGATAATACGATTTTGAGTTTCGTAGAAACTAGTAATTGGATAATCTTTTAAGGAGAGATTTGATAAACCGATGCAACGTTTTAACGTCTTGCCTGACATGTTCCTTTTATGGAGGAGGAACAACCAAAAGATACGATTTTGAGTTTCGTAGAAACTTTAAACTTCTTGTGAATCAAGAATACTAATTGTTAATTGTATTAAAATTATTCATTTCGTCAATAGATAATTTATTATTAGATTTTTTAATTCATCTTTAGCTCGACATTATCATAACTGTAGCCCCGTAAGGTAAAGCAGTTACTAACTCTCCACTAGCATCGGCTATAGAAATAACCACAGATCCCAAATTTTTTGTCGTCCAAAAACCATGAGAAACAAAAGGAATTGATCCGCCGTTAGTCCCCAAAGAAATAAAAACCCCATAGTTAATATTAGGCATCGCAGTTGAGAAAGTGATTTGATAAGATCCTGTTGAGTCTGTAATTCTAGTGACTCCGTTAGCTGGAACATTAGCTTTGTCCCCTATAACTATAGTATTGCTTATATCGGTGAATGTACACCAAGCCTTTGGAGTGAATGGATTCTTAAACTGCCCGTCTACTGTAATATTACCCGGTACGACCATATTACCGGCAGTATCAATCGTCACGTCATTTAAAATCAAATATCCCGTCCCATTACTAGCAAGCGAAATGGTGCCGTCTACTGTAGTAGTGTATAAATCTAGGCCATTTAAAGTAAACTCACCTACTTGAAGAGAGTTTAAGTTAACGACATCCGGCAGTAAATTTATGGTTGGATTACCTAAAATGCCATCGCCATTAGTTATATTAATATTAGTACCCGCTGTTATAGTGGTAGTAGCCCATGTTAAGGGTGCTACACTTTTGATTACTGGTATTCCTGTTGTAATAACATTATTTAAGTTAAAAATGGATGCCGGCAGTTTAAAATCAATTATCGCACCGGGTGGAACTACATTGCCATTGGTTATATCTATTGAATTGTCTGAACTGCTAGCTTCAAACGCTACAATGCCGTTGTACCCCCCACCGAATGGTATGATACGCCATAATCCAGCCGCAGTTGATGCATCATAGAGTTTAAAATCTATAATATCCCCAGGATTCAAGGTGTATAAAAGGGTGTTGTCGTTTTTTAGTATGTTAAAGGTATAGATAGAAATATTATTAAATATTACATCCGTACCCGTTGCCGCGAGTGTCGCGTCTGGGAGGGTGATTGTCCACCCAGCTTGGTCAGGATCAACATCATTGAATCCAGCGGCTATTGGACCACCGGCAAAAGATGACGGCCACGACAAAACTATATTATTAGTTAGTGTGATTAACTGATACGATACTTGTGTGGGGTAGACTGTACTACCATTTACTACGGTATAAGGCATATTTAAAAATTATTTATAGAAGTTAGAGGAGCGGCAAAACCACCTAGATCATTACTAACTCCTCGCAATGATTTTATTTTATTTGCATTCAATTCATTAAATGCCTGTGTTGCTCTTTTGCAGAAGACGTCTGGACGTTCCATCAAAATAACATCCTTATAAGAGATGTATTTCCTAGATAAGGCGTTTCTTTCTAATGGATCAAAAGAATATCCGGGTGCTCTATCGGAAGGCACTAGAGTCCATCCTTTTGCTGCCATTTCTTCTACTCTAAAGTTGGCTTCTCCTTTTATTCCGGTATTCACCCATCTGTAAGAATATCCATCCTTCTTTACACCTTCAGGAAGAGTAAAGGGACTCATGTAATCCATGCTATATTCTTCTCTTGCTTCTTGTATTCTTGCTTCGCTATCTCTTGTTGTACGTGACATAATTATTTACCTTTTTTTAAATCTTCTAATTTGTATCTTAGCCAGTCTTTTTCGCTGATTCCCGCATTGCTGCACATTCTTTTTTCATCAGATGTTAGAATCATTTGGGTTGGACCGGCAGTCTTGCCGCTCATAGAGGAGGTATAAGAATTTCTAACTGCTCCTACAGGGGCGACGGCATCTAAGCTTTTTGTATTCTTTGGTGATTCCTTTTTGATTTTTGATATGTAATCATCAATATGGTCAAAATATTCATCTGTAAAAAGAGCGGCTTCATTCCCACTGTGATTTAAGTTGACGTCTAAATCATTAATAAATTTTGCAACTTTATTCGCCATATTGACATCATATTGCCCCGAATTAGGATCTAGATATTGATGATCTTCTAACCAATCTTTGGCAATTTCTTGCTCTCTTTCGTTAAAGCGAGGATTTGCATATCCCGATTGTTCATAATCGTTATTTTGTTTTGCAGGCGTAGGCTTTCCCCGCTCTTCTGTGTAGGCCCATTTCTCTAGATCATTGATGGTATGTATAGCCTTAGTTAAGGAGATATCAGCTTCTAATAAAGAATCTAAATCACCCTCTTCTATGGCTCTTCTTTTGTTCTCTTTTGCTTTATCTAAATCGGCATAAGCACTCTTCCCATAGTGATAAGTACCTGAGTTCAAAGATTCGCTAAGCATTTGTTTAAGTTGCAAATTTTCCTGATACAAAGCTTCTTTTTCTGCAATAGCTTGGTATTTGCGCTTTTTCTCTTTCCAGATTTTGCTTTTTTTCTTTTCTTGTTCAACGGGTGCCTCGGCTTCGGCCTCTTGGCTTTCTTCTTCTCCTGATACTTCAGGCTCTTCTATTTCTTGAGACTCTTGTTGACCGTTTTGTAACTTTTCTATCTCTTCTAAGGCCTGTTGTATTTCGACTAATCCGCTTGTATCCTGCTGTTCTTGATACTGTTCGGTATTAACGACATTTTGTTCTGAATTCATAATTTATCCATATATTTTATTTATCTTGTGATGTGTGACGGGTCAGAAATGATGAGATCAATTGCATCTTCTTTTAAGACAAAAACCGGCAAGTTATGGCATTGTATTTTGTATCCCGCATGTCTTGGAAATACTACCCAATCACCAACCTCACACCATTTTCCCGTTTGTTCGTAACGTGGATCTAAATAAGCGGCCTTAGATTTTTTGACTACTAATCCTACGCAACTTCTATATTGTTGTTCGTCATGGACGATATCGGGTCTAAAAATGCCGTTTACTACTTTCGGCTCAGTATAAAGGCGAACTAATATCGTCCACCCTTGAGGTTCAATATCATTAAACTTGCTGATTTCTTCTTCTTTTGAGAAATTATTTAAATCAATTCCTAAATCTTCTTTATTCATCTGTACTTCCTTTGAATATGTTTTGACATATGTCTATTGCATCTTGCATACCTTTGATTTGACCGACGGAAAATCGATATGAAGAAAAGTCGTGAATCTGCCCGCTAATGACATAATTCTCGATTTTATTTTTTTCCTCACGCAGGGTTTCAACTAGTCTTTTTAAAAGCATTTTTACAAAACGTCTTTTAATGATTTTTTCGTAACTTTAATTGGCAATCCTTGTGGAGTCGCTTGCTTTAAACGGATCTTAGCTACGCCGCCCATCGCAAACTTTTGACATCCACCTTTATCTTTTTTTGAAGCTCCGGTACGTACACGATCTTCCATTTTTTTGACCGTGCCACCGTGCATGTATTCCATCTCGCTGCCTTCTTTCTTAACTGAGCCACCTTCTTTATAAGCTCTCATTTTGCTTTTATCGGCACATGATTTTGAGTAATAAACGTCATCTGCTTTGCCTGGATGATTAAGCAGTCTTTCTGCCTTTTCTCTCATCGAGTCTTTTTTACCTTGATAACCCGCCTTCATATTTTTAGTAATTTCCGTCATTTTGGACTCCTTGTTTAATTAATTCAGTTTGTGATTTTAGTTCCGCCATATCTTCAACAGACTCAATCTTGGCTTTTTCTCTTTCGAAATCTAATTCTGCCTTCAAGATGTCTGTTTCTGTTTTGAGTTTTGCAATATCCTCAGCAGATTCAATCTTGGCTTTTTCTTTTTCAAAATCTAATTGAGCTTTAAAGATATCTGTTTCTGTTTTTTGACTTGCTATTCTTTCTTTAGCTTCTATTTCAGCTTGTTTTTGCTGGATATCCGCCATTAGCAATGCATTTGGATCAATTGGAGCTTGTTGTTGGTCATTGCCGATACCCGAATCCTCTAATGCTCCTGCAATAGCCATAGCAATAGAATTTTGTATTTGTGGATCTTGAATCTCTTCTAATGGAGGCAATTCTTGACCTAGTAGCTGTTGCATTTGTATTAAATATTCAAACGCCTCATGTTCTTTGACATGCGCCATAATTATTGGTTGAAACTCGGGGTGAGTTTGTGCAAATAGCCCATGAGTTAATTTATGAGCTGCATGATCTTGCCAAATAGCAGCTTTTAAAGGCATATCTTTCATAGCGTTTAAGTTTTCGCTAATAGGATCAAGCGGCAAAACCTCTGCTTCTTGTGGTTCTGGTTTTAAAATACTATCTATATCTTGCGCATCTAATCCTTGCGCTTCATAATTCTGTCTTAACACCTCCCGCATATTGTGTAGCTCAGGAGCTTGTTGAGCTGTCCTTAATATAGATTCTGCCTTTAATATCTTTTGAGTAGTAGAATTTACTGAAGGATCAGAAACAGGAATAATCTTCACTTCTTCTAGAAAATCATTAGCAGTAATGGTTCTTTGTGAGTTGCCAAAGTTAAACTCTTCTGATTCTAAAGTTTTTCTAAAAAGCTTATCTATCAATTGCAATTCACGAGTTAAAGATACGTGAACTGAACGCAGAACTGATGACTGAATACGATTGTTCGTCTCAAGAAGAGCAATAGTAGTACCAGTTGGAATATCTTCTTTTGATTGAAGCATACCCATCTCACTTGTTGACCCTAATTCTTTACACTGGGCAACAATCTCTAATCTAAGCTCACGAAGAGCAGCAGAAGGTTCGGAATAAGGCAAAGGCATAAAAGCCTCACCCAAGGGAATACCGCCTGTGTCTACTTCTACAAATTGCCCTGGGCCTACAATTAAATCGTTGTTCTGAGATTTAAAACCTTTGCTTCTTAATCCGCCGGGCAGATTTTTAAATGATCCTGCATCTACTAATTGTCTAAGCAATTTTGTCAGAGTGATAGCATTTGAGCCAATAAGATGAGCTAAACCTATGCCGTAAACGCCGAAACCAGGCAAATAGTTATACTGAACGAAGTAATTTTCTCTTTTTTGCTCCGGGTCATTTTCTTCCCAGTTCTTTCTGATCGACAGTATTTCTTTAGTAATTTTGTCTATTGTAACTATATATGGCAGAGGTATGGCATTATCTGTTTCGCCCACCCTATCATCAGTAAAATCCTTTAAATTAAGGTATGTATGAACTTCGTATATAGGAAACAATGATTGTTTTGTATAGACACTAATATCAACATCGTCTTTTTTAGGTCCCTTCTCTTCGTCTTCGGGGTTTTCTGAAGTCTTTAAATAAGATAATTCTGCATCTCGATAGATCTTATTCTGCTGATTTAGGATAATATCCCTTTTAGAAAGGTGCAAAATATGAGTTAGTCTGCTCGATTCAAGAATAGAAGTGCAATCGCCATCAATTACAAAATCCTCAGGCCGAATAAAACGACTTAATGGCTTCTTTAATAATTGATCGTAATATACTTTTTTGAAGCCGCTGCCATAAAGGCCTAGATAAAGTAAAAATCTTTCAAAGTCTGAGTAATAAGATTCATCTTGAACGGTTAAGTAATAATTTAGCCAATCTCTATTAGCCTCGCCTTTTCTTTCTATTTCTTCACTACTTACTCCGGTAATTTTAAATCCAGCTGGTCCAGACCCTGGCAAAAGTTCTGCTCTAGTTGTTGCGTAAAAACGAATAAGTGCAGTAGAAAGAGTAGTATCAAACGTTCTAGTAGCACCTTTATAAGGAGCAGCATCTAAATCTTCTAAGGAAAAGCCAAGGTATTTTTTAACCTTCTCGACTGAATCCATCCAGTCCTGGCGAGCTTCGATATCCTGCTTAATGGAGTCAAGTAATAGAGTAGATAGTTTTTTCCTAGCTTCTTCCGGGAATTTTACGGCAAGATTATCGTAAAAAGAGGTGTCTTTATCCTCTCTTTCTGGAGGTGTGCCAATTTCATACACGCTTGAGCCATCTTCTAGCTCTTCGATTTTTCTAATATCATCATCGGTAGTTTTCATATATATATGAATAACCTCATGTTTTTCATTGGGTTAACGCCAGCGAATATTTTTGCCCTATCAAAAACTTCAATATTCGCTGGTGGCTATGCTATACTACTCATAGTATGTATATTTAATATCACAGGAGATTATATCACATGTTTGAGATTCTTGAAAAATTTGTAAAACATCTCGCAAAGCTAGATGAATACTATGTTTTAAGGCAAGAAAAAGAGCATATTATTATAGGGACTAAAATAATAATTAAGGAGCATAAGGAATTTTTGGGTAATGTTTTTCAACCAAGAACACAAAATATAGACAAAGAATTGCCCGTTTTCTTTCTTGTGACGATCGCAGCAAAGCCTTTAGAAATTGAGAAAATGTTTTTAAAATATAATTTGCCGCTCTTGAGTATTAATAACAAAAAAGGAATTTCAACTATAGAAGGTGTAAAAACTTTATTAGACGAGTTTGTAAACGATAATTTTGAATATTAATAGAACTCTACTATCTCTTTTGTTGACGCTTGCACAGGCCTTTCATCCCTAGGATTCAAGACAAATCTACCGTCTTTTAACTTTAGAAGGGCTTGTGCCATAGTATCTACTAAATCTCTTGACTCTGCGTTAGGAAAGCAAGCTACTGATTCTAGAAACTCGTCAGCATATGGTAATAGTGTATCATATTTAGGTGCTCTGGCAGGTAACCACACTCTACCTCCTTCAATTAAAGGAGTAATCAAACGGACTCTTTGTATTTTATCTCCATATTTATTAGGAACAAATGGAATAGCCCTAATCCCACCTCTAACTAAATCCTGTATTAACGGATCGCCTGAAGCCTTGGCCTCAATAAGACACATATCTACCGCTCTGCCTTTAAACGCTGGATTTCTTGTTTTACCATTATCCCTATAGTCAAAGTACATACGCTTAGCCAATTCCCTAAGTTCAGGATATTCTATCCTACCACGCCACATAGATAGTAAAATAACGTTCTCTATATGGTTACTATCATAGAAAACGCCCCAGGTAGTACAGGCAGAATAAGCAGACATTTCATTCGCCGTAAGTGCTGTATCCCAGCTTTGTAAAACGAATTCTATTTGTGGAGGGGTGCTATCTTTCCACCATTGAAACCAAGGCTTTTTAATTATGCCACCTATTGCTGGAGCTGGCCTTTGTTGATATTGGCCTGCGTAACCATACTCTCCCAATTGGTTCTTTAAGCTTTTTATCACGTCTTGAGACCATCTAGCCGGACATAGCAGCTCGCCTTCTATTGTTCTTGGGTCTTCATATACCTTTTGATTAATAACGCTACGGAATTTTCTCTTACCTTCATATTCCATTGGAATAATCACAGTAGTCCATTCCTTATCATGATCTCTAGATAAAGTATTGCCCGTTACATCATCTTCTTGAGTTCTTTGTTGTACCAAAATCCTAACATCATTATCTGCATTATTCCTACGAGAAGGCCACGTCATATTCCACCAATTATTTGTGGTTTTCCTAATTGCTTCGGAATCAAGATCCCTCGCATTATTGGGATCATCACAGACCAAAATACTAGCCCCGAAGCCTGTTCCCACGCCACCTATAGAGGTAGCGATACGATAACCTGTTCTATTATTCTTTAAAAAAGAAATCGCTGTTTTGGTAAGGTTAAAATTGGCCTTCCATCTTCGTTGATACCAATCGGATTGAATTAAAGCTAAACATAAAGCCCCGTGTTCCTCAGAAAGACTATGGGCGTAAGAAGCATACATAAACTTTTCCTCAGGATTCTGTAGCCAAACCCATGCCGGGAAAGCTACGGATATCAAGGACGTTTTGCCGCTTCTAGGGGGGACGTTCAAAATAAGATTTTTAATCTCTCGTCTATAACAAGCCTCTAAATGCTCAGCAACGACATGCAAATGCCAATTATCTATGAAAGGCACCCCTCCTTCGATTACATGCCATGCCTGTTTAAGAAAATCATGCAAAGAACACTCGGCTTTTAAAACGCTTTGTCGATATTTAATATCATCAATAATATCTAGTTCAAAACCAGACGATGCTGCTTTCCACTCCTCTGACAACAATTCGCTAGATACTTGATTCATGCAGTGTTTTCTTAAAGGTCAAAGCGTGTAGCAATAGAAAAATGATGGCCTTTATATTGACTCTTCATCAAATCATTGCGCTTAACTTTCCCCAAGTTTTTCCAACTATATAGCAGCTCAATATTAAGTTGTGGCAGAACACTTATGCTTGTTCCTAGCATTAGTGAATGAGCAAATTTAGTTATCGCTTTGCTAGTAGTATTCTGAGTTATTAAAGGAAAGGTGTAAGTTTGGTCAGCTATTGTAGAATTTCCTGATAAAGACTGCGTTACTTTTTCTTTCATTCGTACTGCTCCAGCTCCTGCGCCTACGAAGAATTTAAAGCTATTTCTCTCTACAAGATCGACAAACCCATTAAGCATTAAAGATTTGCCGGAAGTCGTGCTTCTGACAGATTTAGTACCTGTAGTTAAGATGTCAGCGTCGCTATAATTAAAACTAGCTGATTGCTTACTAAAATTAAACTTTAAATACTCGTACATTAGGTCGACTCTAACCTTGTCATTAATGTAATAACCAAAACCTACGCCTATTGCGGGCGATAGGCTTGATTCGTGGTCTAAATTAAAACTCATTTCTTTATCAACTGCCTGAATATCAGAGACTTTGCTGACTGTAGTTATCATTTTTAAATATAACTTGCTCTCCTTTGGCTCTGCAAGAGCTAAGGAATTAAAGCCAATTAGAGTGGTTAGAAAAAATATTAATCCGTTTTTGAACATGGTAAGTTACCGAATATATGAACATAACGATATATTTTACCATGGTTTTTTATATTCTCTAAAAAATCTACATTAGTCACTAAGGTCACCTAGAGCTGAAACGACACAATAGTCTTCATTGTACGGCTCGTTAGGCTCCCCTAGAGGAATGTCATGGAGAATTTTTTCTTGTTCAGCTTGTTCTCTAGAAAATTGATCTCTTTCTTCTTGGTGCATCCGTTGCATTCTCACAAGTTGTTCTCTCTCTAATTCAAAGGCTTCTTGCATTTCAGCAATATTTTGTTGCTTTTTCCCAAGAGCTTCCTCATTTCTGACTGCCAACTCTTGCATAGACTCATTGATTCTCTCTTCTGCTTTTTTTTGTTCTGCTATTAAAAGCATTTTTTCTCTAGCTAGTTGTTCTCTCTCTAATTCAAAGGCTTCTCTTATTTGTTGTCTTTCTCTAAAAGCTTCTTGCTCTATGGAGTCTTGTTCTTCTCTTAAAGCGATTTTTTTCCTACTAATCTTTTCTTGTTCTATTCTTAAAGCTATTACCTGTTGCGCTACTTGCTCTTTTTCTTTTTGCAATTGTTCACATACTATTCTTTCTTTAGTAGCCGATTCCTGTTGCAACCTATAAACTTCATTTTCTCTTATCGTCACTGCTTGTTTTGCTTTTAAAATTAACTGTTCTTGAGCAATACGATCCTGCTGCTCTTTTAAAGCCGCGTTTTCGCTTTGTCGGAAATTTGGAGGGTTTGCGGCTAGAAGGGCATTTTGCTCCGCTAGTTTCTTCTCCGCGCTTTTTCTTCTATGAGTAAATACTTGATTGAGATGTTGAGTTAAAAATTGTTTGCTCATCTTAACCTCACTATTAGTTATACTTTTATTATAACATAATAATGAAGGTTTAGAGAATAGATGTTATCTACGAAGATTAAAAGGCACTTGACTCTAAGTATATTTTTATGTAAAATTAGTTGTAACTGATTGATAACTTAGTTGTTTTTGTTATTAACCATTGTTGTCTCGTTCATTACTTTCTAAGGGTTTCTGAACTTTCGATTTTGGTAGGTTTGAGTTTTTTGTGGTTATTTTATAAAAACCTACCAACATCATTTTCCCAATAAATTTTAAAAACATCGAAAAAACAGTTAAGGAAAAACTGGGCTAAAAACGATTACATAATGTGCATTATGGAAAGTGTTGCTAATTTGCAACGTATTTTAGACGGGAAATATTAAAGAATTAATTGTTATTAGTCTTTGTCAGGATCACTCAAATAAGCACCCATAACAGCGTCTATTACTCTAAAGACATTCAGACCCTCCTGCGTGACGCGTCTAAAATCTACGCCCACATCATAGAAACCGTTACTATTTCCTTGCCACCTAATCTTAACACAACCCTTTTTTGTAACTAGTCTATAGAACGTGCATACCAGTTTATTAAATTCTTCCCCCCCGCCAAAAGCTTCAATTTGTTCTTGGCTTAACTCCATTGTTGTCACCTCCTCAGATGCACTCTCTATAGTTGAGCCAATTAAGTCGTTAATATCTCCAGTAACACTTTCAATATAGACAACTTCAGAATCTTCTTGAGCATGACTCATATAAAAGATCATATCTTTGCCGTCTTCATCCCATGTATTGTCTGCATAAAAAACTAATGCCACGTCTTCGATATTCTCTATCTTAGTTATTGTTAACCCCAGAAGATCTGAAAATCTTGTATTTTTCCATCTATCATCCCATTCATCGTCCCATGTATGTTTATTCACATATTCTTCACTCATCCGTTCCTCTGCCTCCACTAATTACTAGCTTTCCAAGTTTCAATAATGCTAAAAATAACACCGCAAGAAATACAAACAATACAATAACGCTAGTCATTTAAACCCCTAATGCTCCCCGATATAACTCAATTAAACTATCCTCCTCAGCTAATGCATCTTTGTCCTTCTTCCTCAACTTGAGAACATGCTTGATAATCTTAACATCATATCCCATAGACTTGGCCTCATTATAAGCGTCAGTCAGTAGCTCCGAAGTCTCTACCTTCTCACGTTCTATATTTTCTATTTTTGTTACGATTTGCAGTAAGTTAGCACTATTAATTGTTGTCAGCATTTTTATACCCTCTATATTTTCTACGTTTCTTTATCCTATCTATAATAGTAATCACATCTTCTTCGCTATCACAAGAAATAATCTTATATCCACCCAAGTTACTCCCAATCCTACCCCAAATACGTATTACATCTGTAGTACCAAATAGAGTTGGTTGAAACAGGAGCTTGTAGTATCGGTTGTCTTTTGTCCAAGATAGGGTCATTCTATCAACCTCTATTCTCCAATTCCCACGACAAGATACATAACCGCTCTAATAAAAACTTAATGATATCTTGTGTTTCCATAATCTTGTGCTGATTAACAAAATCATCATATTCAATGCCATCAACAAAATTCGTAAGTCTTTCTAGTTCAGTGCGTAAAAGTATTGTTTCTTCTTTTAAATCCATCTTCTTATACTCCTTTCTTTATAGATTTATTTCTTCATATATTCTTGTAAAGATTTATGTATCAATTCAGTAATTGTTATGTCATTTTCTAACGCATAACGCTTTATCTCTTTATGAAAACTCTTTGTGATGTTCAAATTCATCTTAGTGAGATCTTGTCTTTTTTCTAATTGCTGCAAGGCTTTTACCTTGTTAACGGAAGGACGTCCTGCTTTTAATAAACTCATACTATTATTTCTTTTATTTCGTTTACGATATTTGTTATCTCTTGTATTGCGTCGTTATTAGTAGTGTCAAAAACTGTCTGACCTTCCGCTGCTGATTTTGCATAGACAATTCTTTGAGATGTGCAACTCTTCATTATTGGCAAGGAATATCCTTTTAAAGCCTCTACTACCTCTGTACTTAAAGAAGTAGTAGCTATCTTTCTACTAATACAAAAATATGATTTTGGATTGCCATCTGTAAGTTGCTGCCTATGTTTTATTATATCTACAAGATCTTCAGAAGCCCATATATCATAGGGAGAAGGTTGCACAGGTATAATAATCAGATCAGCACATTTAATAGCTGAGATAGCCATATCAGTTAATTGTGGAGCACCATCTATGACAACCCAATCAAAATTATCAGATATTTTCTTTATATCTTTGTCTAGGGTTGGTCTATCTATACCTACAACTGCTATTTCGCTATTACCAGCAGCATGCCAATCTCTAGCTGATCCTTGTGGGTCTGAATCTACGAGTAGTACTTTCGATCCATTTAAATGTAATTTTGTTGCTATGTTAGTGGCTAAAGTAGTTTTACCTACGCCACCTTTTTGATTTAATATTGCTATTGTCTTCATATATACTTATCCTTAAATAAAGATAAGTATATACATTTATTTGAAGATGTATATACTGCTAACTTAATTTAAGAAGTAACCTTATGAAAGAAAGCCTATTATCATCCTTTATTAAATACCTTAAATCGTTTATCCATAACGTTAAGGAAGAAGATAGAGAGGAAATAACCCTCACAATACCACGTGGAAAATCAAACAGAAAAGAAAGCAAGCTGGATCTACATAGAGGAGACATAATAAAAGCTCTAGATAATGGAGCTTCTAAGGCCTCTATTGCAAGGAGATACGGCGTTAGTGCCGTCAATTTGCATTATTGGACACAAAGAAGAAAAATAAAGATATCAAAGAAACGGTAATCATTGGGGGGTAGCGATGTACAAGCTCTACCCCTTAAACTATAGCCGGCTATAGTTAGAATCTATCGGATGGCTCTAAGTTTTTATTTCAGCACTTATCGCTTTATGTAACAACGATCTTAATGTCGCTGATACAGTTGTTTGATACTTCTCCTTTGCTAGCTTTTCCAGCAGCTGGTAATCTTCTTCTGTTAAATAAATGGACATTCTACGTGGGTAATTACCTATTCTTGTCATTTTTTTAAGTTGTTTTTCTGTCATTTCAATTCTCCTTTGTTTGTTGTTATATATGTATATTAGCGCGTTTTTACACACATGTCAACACTTTATTTTAAATTATTTTAGCAATAAAAAAAGCTACCCATTTTGTAGATGGATAGCTTTTAAAGAAAGAGATGAAAACATTTTTTGAACGAATTATTAACCCGAAGTTTTTGCGGACAGAAGGTTAGTAATTTAATCATAGAGAATATGAATACAAAAAGAACAAGGTGTTTTTTTTGTTTAGTCACATCTGTAGATTATAGGCTTTTACAACACTTCCGTCAAGCAGACTTCATCCATTTTAACATCATAACCAGAACAGATTATCACAGCGAGATAAGCGCAGCTTAAAACTATTGTACCAACAGCTATTAGTAGTAGTATCTCTTTTAATTTCATTTTTTTGCTCCATAATTTATAGATTCTATTGCACGTAACGCTAATTCATTTAAATAAATTCCTAAAACATCAAGAACTACACCAAGCTTTATGTCATTTTCAGAAGCAAACTTCTTGATTTTAGTAAACTCATCTTTCTTAGTTTGTTTCTCTATAACTATTCTTGATGCATCTCCCATTCTTGGCCAATCTTGTATATCAAATGCATTCTTAATGTATTCGAGTTTAATTTCTTCAAAAAGTTCCTCTTTCTTAGAGTCGATATACTCTTTACCGCTGCTATCTAATAGGAGTGCCTTACCGTCTTCTAATAAAACATGGTGGGTAAACCCTATATAATCATCAGGGTATGCTATTAATCGTTCAGTATTCCGCCCCATAATTAGCCTATGTATTCATCTTTGTAGCCTATTAATCGCTCTATCTTGTCCATGGAATGTTTATCGACTTGCGATTTTGCGCCTTTCTCGCCAGCAGTTTTCATATAATTTTTATAACCATAATATAACTCTCCTATCATCTCGCATCGTTCACCATATTTTCGGACTGATTCAGGGCATTCTGGATTAACTTCAGTAAAATCTAGTAGCACTCTTTTAACTTGCTCCTCGGTAAGGAATTTCGCCTTTTGAATATATGTCGGCATTTTATTTGCTTTCTCCCATACTTTTTTAACTCTCATTAGGATTCTCTCGTTAGTTTTTTTCTAATATAATAAGCTCTGCGATAAGCTCTGCTTTTTTCTCTCTGCTCTTCTGTACGACTCTCCTTATAAGCCTTCGCATAAGCTCTTCTACAAGCTCTCTGTTCTTCTGTAGCAGGATGTCTTGCATTATAAACTTTCTGACGATCATTTCTTTTTTTTCGCTGTTCTTCCGTCAAATTCTCCTTATAAGCTTTCATATATATATTGTTTCTCTCGCGCCCTGCTTCTGTACTAAAATAAGCTTTCTGATAAGCTCTTTTTGCCTCTCTCTGCTCTTCTGTCAAATTCTCCCTATAAGCTCTCATATAAGCGGCATTTCTTTTACGAGCCTCCTCCTTGGTGAGTGGTTTTTTAACTCTCATGTTTATTTCTCTCGGCATAATCTATGATCTTTTGCATTTCCTTTATCTGAGCTTCTTTTTCTTCTTGAGTATACTGCTTTAATGGTTCTAATTCTAGAGATTGACTGCCTAATATCTCAGCTTGCGTACGAGCTACGGAAGATAACTGAGTTGCTTCTTGCGCGCTTAGCTCCCCTTCTTCTAGCCCGTCCCAAATAGCATTCATACGAGCAATAGGCGTAGCGTCTTTTGCTGTTCGGACTTTTGGTTTGCCATATCCAAAACGGTTACGCATTATTATTGACCAGTAAGAAATATTGAAATCAGGGATGTCTTTTGGGTAATCCTCCCATATTTCTTGAGCAAGAGATATTGCTGCTTCATAAGCTTCTTTAAATTCTTCATGGGCTTCTAACCAATCATAAAATGTTTTTTTACCAATGGAAGCTGCATTAAAAAAAGCAGCTAATCCTTTACCTTGATTAAAAACATTAAACAGCAACCCTATATGTTTTTCTTTATCATATTTTGTCGGTTTACCACTAGTAAAACGTTTTATAAAATTTTTTTCAGTTTTCATGTTTTTCCTATAGGGGTTCTGGAGTATGGATATTATGTAATTTCTTGTTAATTCTTCACAAAAACTTATCTTTAATCCAGCTCCAGATTGTTTGTGTTGGTTTGTTTTCTACTATGAATTCAGGTTTTTCTTTAATCCGAATTCTCTTCCTCTTTTTTTTAACTACATTGATTTTGCGCTGTAATCGCTTATCTTCCATGGTCATAATATCATCTTTTTATATTTATTTAGAAATTTCGTTTTTCTTCCTTTCTAGATAGCCTTTTTTATACTCTTTCAAGGCTTGATCTACGTCAAAGTTCTCCGCCATTAAGGCTAATGCTCTATCTTCTTTGGACTCGTTCCACAGTTTGGTTAGAGTTTCTTTGCTAAAGTTGTTTTTTGCTGCCGTCTTGTTGTATTTCTTTTTAGTCATTATCTAATTTCTCTATACCTCTTCTAATAATATACTGTAAATGCATTTCAAAGGAGTTTAACAGCGGCTTAAATTCCTCGCTACATCCCATTAATTCTATTTCCTGATAAAGCTTATAATCCTGCATATCTTGACGCAGGGCGAGTCTTATTGCTTCGTAATCGTCATAGTCCCTTTCCATACTCCCTCTTCCGCCTATTCCTGAAAAAATATCAAATACCGATAATGATTTAGTCATCTTTTTAACCTGCATTAGCAAATTCACCATGATATTTATTTGCAGCTTCACAATAAGCTTTATGGGCAGTTTCTATATTGTCAAAACCACCTAAAAACATCATCTTTCCATTTTTTGTAATAGTAGCTACCCAATTTTTGTTTCTCGATGACCAGCTGACGCCTTTGTAACCCGAGGTATTATCTATTCGCCGTGGAACTTTTGCAACCAACTGCGAGCTTGTAAGTTCTTTTAAATTTTCTATTTTGCAATTTCTGGTGTTGCGATCGATAAAGGTAATTAATTTAGGGCAGTAGCCATGGATCATCATAAATATGATCTTATGAGCGTAACACCTTATGCCATTGATTCCTATCATGGTATACTGAGCCTTTGTAGTAACCGCTTTGCTCCCTATTGCTACGTTATTGCTTGGTGATACTTTCCAATAAAGTTCTCCGTCTTTATATTCAAATAATTCTAATAAATATTTTTGATCTAGCATTTATACTTCCTCTTCATTATGACTATTTCTTAATTTATCTATTCCAAATCTCTTAATTGCTAAGTCGTAGATTATTTTGCCGTAATCATAAGGGTTAATTACAACCATAGCGATTGTTGTTAATCTAATAATATACTCATTACCGTTTAGGGCTTGGTATAAAGGGTCTTTCTCAAGCATAGATTTGATAGTAACAGGAGTGGCACTTAAACCTTTTTCAACTAATATTTCTATAGCATGATAGATTTTTTGATGAAGTTTCTCGGAAAAATGATCTGCTTTCAAGAAGTAATCAATTCGCTCAATTAAATCGTTGTTAATAAGGACAGCTCCAAGCAACATTTGCTCTGCATGCGCGTCGGCGAATAGTTTTCTTTCAGTTCTTTTTTCGAGCTTTTTGTATAATTGTTGTAGTAGCTCCATAGTCTCTTTATCAAGATCAATCCCTTCTAGAACCTTTTTAGCCCGAGGAGGTTTGTTTAATTGGTCCACAAGATCTTGGTCCATAATATTATTGATCGCCATCAGTCCACTAAATAAAATCTGCTGAAAATTCTTGGAGGGTTGAATGCCGATCCTGACATTACACCCATCCTCTGTATTTTGTATAATCGTAACGTATGGCGAATTTCCCTCTTCTCCTATGGTCTGTATTATTTTTGATAAAGGCATTGATTTGCTCATTAGAAGCATTTCTACATCTTCGTTCTTTAGTATATCTTTCATAAAAAGTTCCTATTCATTTTGATCTAGCATTTATACTTTTCCCTAAAACGGTATTTCATCATCACGCAATTCTACTTCTGGAGCAGCTTTTTTTGTTGCGCTTTCTATTTTATATCTACCGTTAGTAGCTGGCATATACTCATGATATTTAGGGTTATCAGGTGTGATAATGACTTTAATCTCATTTTTTGGCGATGTCCCTTTGTCGTCCACAGATATCTCTGCTACAAATTCAAGATTATCCAGATCTCCAAAATCTTTTATTATTCGGTTTGACTCTGCCTGCTCGGATTTATCTTGAGGGCTTAGATTCTTTGCTGAATTTAGAATAGCCTTGATTGTAGCCCTGCCAATATCAGCGTATTTTGTAGAATGCTCACTATACAAACCAATATTGCTCCAAATCTTTCTTTTATCGTACTTTCCACCCAAAACTACAAATTCACAGGCGAGATACACGCTATTACTAGATTTGCTTTTCGTAGCATAACCATCGTCAAAAACTTCGGTTATATGATCGCCTCTAGTTATTTTTAAAGCTACTTTAGCTAAGGTTTTATCTGGTATCAGCGCGTAAGACATTTGATCATCTGCGTCATTAAAGTTTTTCCATTGATTTTTCATTTTATTTTCCTATTTTTAATTTTTTAATTTTATTGATTGGAGAAAATCTTAGTGAGATCTTTTAGCAAGTTCCCTTTAGGGAATAGTGTTTTTTGCGCTCTAGTCACTGCTACATATAACAAATTCCATTCCTCATTACTTGTCTTCTCAGACAGTTTAAAATCATCTTCTATAACAACATTATTCCACTCTCTCCCCTTAGACTTATGTATTGTTGAAATAATTAAATCTGCCTCCTTTTCCTTTGTATCAGAAACGTTTCTAAGCTTTTCTAACGTCCCTACTAAATTATCGTTATAATCTTCAACGAAACTAATTAGCAGACTTAAATTTCTATCTTTCTCTTCGCTTTTTTCATGTTCTGTCAACATATGCTCCCAAGACCGGAAGCCTTTTAACAAATCATGCTTTATCATCTTCAAATTATTTTTGTATAAGGCTACCCCATTGTTCAAGAAAAATACTATAGACTTAATCTTATTGCCGACTAGATGGACCTTTTTATTCAGATTGCTTAAAATCACCTCTATCGCTTTATTATTCGTTCTGCACAAAGACGTATAAGGGAAACAAGCCTTATAAATGATATCAGTGTCCAAAGTATCAAGACCCTTTAATTCCTTTTCTTCTCCTTTTATTGTCAAAATCATATTTGATATTGTTGCTATCTTTTTGCCAAAACGAAAAGACTGACTCAAATAAAACTCTTCTCCTTCTAATTGGTCAAAGGCATTAATAGCACCGCGCCATGAATAAATTTGCTGATGCTCATCGCCTACATATATTTTTTGACATTTTTGTTTTGTAACTATATCAAGCAATACAGGGTTAGCATCTTGGCATTCGTCAAATAGTATGACATCGTATAATGCAGACAAATCAGGATTAGATAATTGATACATTTTTAAATACACGTCATGGCTTATCGGCAATACAGAGTCTTTTTTAGTACACCCATCCCAATAATTATAAGCAATTTCTTCAATATATCGGTCTATCTCAGCTTCTTTTTGTTCATCTTCATCTTGATACTCTTTAAGAGGTCTAGGAACTAGATAAGTTAGAGGATAACTATTTTGAACAAAACGGTTTAATATTTTCAAGGCCTTCATTGCTAACTCGTCTTGCTCGCAATCGTACAGCTTTTTAATACCGATATGCTTTACTAGAGCTTCTGTATTTAGTTTTGGATAATCATCAGACACTCTGCGACCGATTATGTGAGTATAACGACAAAACGCTAATGAATGAGATGTTTTGCAGTCTACGTTATCGGGAAATTTGCCGTCTGCTTCTTTTTTGATAGACCTGTTATAGGCTAGATACAATATCCTTTTATCAACTAAGGCCTTTGATATCGCTACCAAAGTAGAGGTCTTTCCGCTTCCTGCAAAAGCCTTTGTTTTAATATTTTTTCCGGTAGTAGATGCTTGTACGCAAGCCTCTTGTTCTGCCGTTAAATTATACATTTTTATTCTCTATGAGTTTAACTATGGAGAAAAGCTTTTCCTTTAATTTTAGCAGCAGAGCTTTGTCGCATATTTGTATGTAATCAAGTTCCATCGGATCACCTGCATTATTGTTGTTGCTCAACAAATGATACAAGTTATCCATGGCTAAATTAATAATAAAGCGATCATTGTATGTCGCGCTAAAGGATCGTATTTGCGAATCTCTTTCTACAATATTGATTGACACACAAGCGATATCATCATCGTCTTCTAAAATCTCAGTTACCAATGCTGGTAACGACTTAGCGGACATTTTTGTTCGAAACCTCATTATTCCACTCTCCTAAAATCTGTTATATCGTTAATTAGTTTCTGGTACGCGCCTGTAGCGTCTTCGTCTAATCCTTCTTCAAGGACTCTATTAGCTCTAATCATCCTTTTTAAAGTCTGTTTATCTTCGTCATTTCTAGCCCATTTAAAAATCTCACGGAGTTTTTTTGTATGCTCGGCTTGGCAATCCTCAATTAAACTCATTAAACACATTATGAGATCGTTCTTGTGCGGATATGTATAATTCTCGTCTGTACTATTCATCAAAACCCTCCATTTGGTTTATAAATTATTGGTTTCTCATCATTGTTTTCAAAATGTAGTTCAAGCGTCACTTTGGTTTTTGTAACCACATGCTCAATCGCACTTTGAAATCTGTTATAAACACTATCGACGTAAAACCTTGAGCCTGTCAGGATAATCCTGTTATTTTTCGGGTCTTCCCAAACTTGAAATTTATCAAACCAAGCATTGAGGATATGATGGCCGGTTTTTTCCGGCAGGTAGTTCAGCAGATCATTTTTGAACCTAGTCCATTGGTGATAATATTGCTGGATTTGCGGTTTTACCAAAATTTCAGGTTTGGGTTGTGCTATTTTTAATACAGCAGAAGAAACGATATTAATTCCCTCCCCGTAAACCAAGCGTATACAGGCTTTGAGCCGATCTCTATCAGTTGGGGTCAAGCTAAATCCGTTGCTAAGCTGGACACCGAGTTTATTCTCGTTTATCGGGATGAACTTGCAATTTTCCATGATCTCATCGGACTTTACACCGCCAAAACTTTTGAAGATTGCGCCGCTTAGTTCAAACTCCATGTTCCTCTTGTTTTCCAGGTCTACCGCACTTGGTATATCCTCAAAATCGTCTTCAATCGGTGATCGTTCTTTCATACGCATAACCTCCTCATGTTTTTGGGTTATTTCGGGGTGAATTGTCGACAAAATGTCGATGGTTGGGCTTTCCTCGCTTGGGCTTAGAAGGTTAGCTAGTAACGGAATATCCTGCAAAAGGCTAATCTCACCTAATCGGTTACAATTTGTCACCACTTCAGTTTCCACAACACGGATTTCTTCTGTTTGGTAAACCTTGGCTGGCTCCGTAGGATAGCCAGTAGCCAAGGTTGGTATCTCGGTGATTTTTTTTCGCGGTGTTTGTTCGAGTTTGGCATTTGTGATTTGCACGATTTTCGCCTCACTCACGCGCGCGCGCGGTAAAGGAGTATTCCTTTTAGTAGAAGTACTAGAAGAAAAAGAAGAATAAGCTAAAGCTTCTTCTTTTTCTTTACCGTTATTGGGTATTACATATATGATGTCCACTTTTTGTTGGACAGGGGTACTCAAATTTTTGCATAGGTCTCCTTGGTTTGGAGGGGTAGTAGATACCTTTTTTTCTAGACCGATCGCGCTATAAAAATGAGGCGTATCTTTCCATACTAAAAGATACATATTATTGTTAAATCTTTTTCCGTGATAATATTCAGTTCTAAAATCTCTAGTAAGTAGCCCTAACTTTTCTAATAAAACCAATTTTCTTCTTATCAACTCAGTAGTGCATTTATACCTGTTAGCCAAATACTCATAACCTATCTGCCACCCATAGCCTTTTAGCTTTGATGAATAGACTACATTACCTTGAATATTTGTTTTTTTAGGTTTGTACCAAGACCTAGCTTCCGTGTAGATGTCGATAGCCAGATAATCAGGTTGCCCCTTCTTAGTAAGAATGATATTGTACAAAGCCTCTATTCTGATATTTCCTTCTTCCTTCAAGAGGTTCTTCGTATTATTAAATTCTAGGGCATGGGGTCTCATGTTCTTTTTATTCCTCCCTCTTTTTTTGCCTTTGATCTATTCTAGCTTTCTTCCTGATTTCCCTTTCTTTCTCAATCGCGATTTTTAATTGTCTAATACTGACATCCATCTCATCTATAGACTCGGCCAATTGATTAAGTAACACCCTAGTCTTTTTTAAAACGATCTCCAGCTCGTAACGGAGCTGCGTACATTCGTCCGAACAACAGTCGTTGATGGACATTTTAATAAAATCAAAGTCACCATTAGTCGTTGCCCACTGGTAAATGTTTGAAATAAATTTGCGTGTATCTTCAATTGTAAAATTCATTTTTCTTCTTCAATTCATCGATTAAACTCAGCAACGTAACTACATCATTAAAAGTAGAAGGAGTCGGATGGCCGTCCTGCCTCATCATTCTCTTAAGACGTTCTGCGACGATTTCTACGTCATCCATATCTAAAAGTTTTTTCATAGACTCTACTTTTTCTTTCATAAATTCCTCCTTAAGTAGTTTTTTGGGAGACGAAACACTTGCAATACTCATCGTTAATAACGATGTAATGTTCATCATTGTGAAATTTGTCCTTGCTTCTAGAGGGAATGACGTCATGCTTTTCAAAATAATTTAAAAATCGACGAACAGTCTTTGCACTGACATTAAAGAGAAGAGCTACTTTTTTTATGGAGATGACGCCCTGAAAACAAAGAGTTTTATTTGATACAGAAAGACTAGACACTATGTTTTGAAGATATCCTATATATTTTGTGCTTATTTTTTTTTCTAAAAAAATCGCTCCTATTAAGTCAACGTCGCAAAATACTTTCTCTCTCATATACCTTTTCCTCTAAATAAAAATTGAAAAAATAAGTGTATCAATTATAACTATTAAAGAAAAGAGCCATGATTGTCCCGATCTTAACATTAATTAACTAGTTTTATGATAGATTACATTTTAATAATTTCTTTCCTCGCCTATTTAGCCTTCTTCTCGATAAAATCTTATAAACAGGTAAGCAGTATCAATTCGTTCTCTCTAGGCAGACGAAAATTTTCCACAGCCGCATTAGGAGCTACTATTACGGCTACCTGGATAAGCGGCAGTGCTTTCACTATAGATTTAACTGAGTTTTATAAAGAAGGGTCTAGTTTTTTTCTTGCTTCTCTAGGGATGTCCATTGGTATGGTTATCCTAGCATTATGGATAGTTCCCAAAATGGGGCGATTTTTAGGAAAATTATCAGTTGCTTCGATAATGGGTGAGGAGTACGGGCAAACAGTAAGAATTATCACGGGTATACTAGGTTGCGTCGCTGCTTCCAGTAAAATTTATATCCAATTTAAAATTATGGGTAGTGTTTTATACTATTTGCTCCCGTCTTTAAATGAGCCTATCTGTATTGTGATAAGTAGCGCTATCGTGATCTTTTATTCATTCTCGGGGGGCGTGGACGCGGTTGTGCATACAGATAAAATTCAAGCTACATGCTTGGCTTTATCATTAGTAATAGGAATCGTATTACTAAACACGATAATAAAATACGAAACACCTGTTCATAATTTAGGAGATCATTTTTATCCTAGTCACTTACTTTCTTTAAATGCTGAACAGCAAATAGATCTATTTTTTCTTTGCGTATACTTTTTAATCCCTTCAATGTCGCCGCAGACAGTACAGAGAGTATCAATGGGCGTCAACTTAAGCCAAGTAAAAAAAGCTTATTTATGGTCATCTCTCTCATTAACTGTTTTTTTACTCTTCTCATGCTACTTTTCCTATCTTCTTTTTCAAACAAATCCACATATTCCATCTAATAAGATTCTATCGTCTTTATTAGATTTGTTCACTCTCGACGGGACTAAGGCAATATTAGTTATTGGTATAATCTCGATGTGTATGTCTACGGCCGATTCAAACTTAAATATCGCCGCGGTTTTAATTGCGAATGATACTTACAAGCTAAATACTTTTGACCAATTACAAAAACTATACTTCGCAAGGGGAATGACTATTGTTATAGGTTTATTGTCTTTGCTTTTTTGTTTCAAGGAAGGAAGTTTACTTGACATAATTATCTTTGGACACCTTTTTTATATGCCGATTATCGTTCCTCCGTTTCTTGCTACAATATTCGGGTTTAAAACGACCGAACGGTGCGCGCTTATTACTATGGGAGTTACGTTCGTTTTTGTAGTCATATTTAAATTTGTTCTTAAGTATAAATTTAATATCATTGCTCCTGCTATGCTGTTTAACCTAATTATATTAACTACAAGCCATTACCTCATTGAGAAGTGGGAAATATTAAAATGTTTTGGAATCACGAGTGAATTGAAGGAGACCAAAAATGTCTAAAATACTATTTGTTGATAATGAAGTAGCCATATTGAAAGTGGCTAGATTAGTATTGAGTTCTATAGAGTGCGAAGCGTATTTAGCGTCTTCTGGCCACGAGGCTATAGAAATATTATCGGACAAAGCTAAGCCACAAGAAGTCAAAATAATATTTTTAGATTTAGAGATGCCTGGAATAAATGGCTTAGAAGTATTAGAATGGATAAATAAAAACAATATTAAGATACCAACGATATTACAAACTGGACTTGACGATAAAAAAGAGATAGGAAAAGCAATGGCATTAGGTATAAAAGATTACCTAATCAAGCCTTATACTAGAGAGCAATTACATCAATCTATTTTGGCTTTTCTGTAATGAACTCTTTATTATTCCCGTAGTTTTCTAATTATCAAGATTAGCAGTATTATAAAAGAAATCCCTAATATCGGTAACCCCCATGCTAACAGTAATTCTGCGTCTCTTTTAGCTTGCTCTAGTTCTGAGGGAGTGAACTGCTTTTTTTCTAAGTAAGTGATTTTTTTAGTTTGCATATTCTTAACCTTTAAATTTAACAACTTCAGTAAAATCAGACCAATCTTCAACTTTAAAAGCCCTAATATCTTTCACAGACTCTTTAAACCATAGAATGCTAGAAAGTTTGTTAATTACTTTGTACACGGATGTTAAGTTATTTTGTTCACTTTTTGCGATATACAAACTACCTTGCGCCCAGTCAAAACCTAACTCGCCCATAACAACTCTAATCTCATCATATGCTCTGTTATAAGGCTCACCGTAATGCTCCTTTAACTTTGCAACTTCCATGTCAAATGATACTGCGTACATGTTCTATCTCCTAATTTTGCATTTGTTATTCTTTCTTACCATGTAAAATTAAAATCTGTTATAAATTTTTCCATAGGACACTGATAATTTCTTTCTATCCAATCTTTAATAAAGTTACTACTTGCCTTTAGCCGTATAGTCTTTGTTACCTCATCAACATTTGCAGTTAGCTTGCTAAACCAGTTCCTGTAAGTATCAATACCAAACTCTGCTATAAGTTTTTTCAATACTTCACCCCATATCCCTTCTGGTAGTATTAATTCTTCTTGCGGTTGCTTGACTTTTCCAACACATAATTCAGGTGATTTCTTGTCATGCTCTTTGATATTAGCCAGCAATCGAAAGTCTATGTTTGCAGTTTTGACTGCATCGTGTAACTCATTCTTCAAAACTAACGACATGTAAGCAATAAAGCCCTCTCTAGTCTTGAAATTTCTAGTTTGTAGCTGTGGTTTCTTTGACATTGCCAGCACTCTTTGAGAAATAAAGTTATTACTGAAATCCCTATCTGCCTTAGAGCGTAATTCGTCGAATATTGATTGATCTAGCAATTGGTACATATCGGATAAACTTTTTGGTTCTTGTTTTTTTAAAAAAGTAGATTTACTAGATCTATTATTACTGTTAGTAATTTTATTGTTATTAGTATAAGTACTCACATTTTCTTGTTGGTAAGATTGACTACATCCCGCCTCCACAAGGCTTAGTTCTTTTATAATTATTGTGGCCAACTGGAAATGCAAATGACGAGAAAAATATACTCCATTTACCTTCAATAACCGATGATATTTTATATCCAATATTCTAGCTAATTCTTTTAGGATATTATTATTTTGATTAGGATGACACCTGGTAATTTTAGAAATATATTTATGATTAAGTAGAACAGTCTCGCCTTTAAATAATTTCTCCAATACAGCTTTTAGAAGCTTGCTAGCTTTCTCACTAAGGTAAATTGTTTTGTCGGTGCGTTGCGTTGTTATATCGACATTTGCTCTAACAAGCTTCTCTAGTTCTTGCTTATAGCCACGTCGTTTGTATTTTAAAGCAAGTAGTGCTCTAATCTCTTGTTCTAGAGCTTTCTGCTCCTGTTGTAATGCTATCACTAAATATTACCATTTATTGTGGTTGTTATAATTTTCTTAAATACCAACAACAAATAGCTTGACGAATAGGTAATAAAATACTATCCTCAGATTACCTGTTGCGTTGGTTTGACGTTGAGTTAAAAAAGCGCGGTTGACGTATTGCTAAATACGCCTGAACGTTAGAAAAAGTTTTAAAAAGACCGGGAAGAATTTTAAAAACTTTTTGCTAAATGTGTGAATCCTTAAATTATCCTAATACTTACCTCTAAATAAAATTAAAAAAAACTCTAGTTCTCACTCGAGTACACAACTACAATAATTAATTAAAATTTAAAATCAACGATTTTATTGACTTTTTTAAATATATAATTATTACTTAACAATAAATAGTCTTTTTGTCAGAATGGATACAGAAATGAAAAATGCAATTAATGAGTGTCACACATTGTCTAGGTGCGAAAAAAAAATCCTCGCTATCTTAAATGAAATTAACGATCCACTTCCTGCAAGTCATATTCAGGATTTGATGAATAATAGTAAGCAAGCTCTACATTATCCTTTGCAAAAATTACTAAAGAAAGAATTCGTTGAGCGTAGCAAGGATGGTGTATATTTATACGCGCTCAATAAATCGAAGATAAAGACTTTGGTAGACTTGTATAAAAAAACCAAAAGATACAAACAAGAATAATTTTTACTATTTTAAAAAAAATAACTTGACTCTTCTATTTTTCCCCACTATACTACCTTTATAAGCAAGGCATAAAAAAACGCCTGAAGCTAGAGACTTCAAGCGTTTTAGTTTTACTTACTAATTTTGTAATTCATCAAAAAACAAAGGTATGTATATGAACAATATCCCACAATCATTCTTAAGTCCACTATTAGCTCAGGCAAAATTACGTTTTTCTGGAAATAATAATGGCGGCTCAACTCCTCAATGTAGTATAATTGCAACCAACCATTGCAGTAACACTATGACAAGCAATTCTAATGTTTCCGAAATACCAACTCTCCGTAGAGTTAAAGAAGAAGAGCAATATACTGATATAGGCGTGCCACTTTCCGATATTGTGGCGACATTTGCTCGTAAAGCAAAAAGCATATATGAGAATTTTGAAATATCTAGCCGCGGGAAAGAGACGCTAGAAAAAGCCGATAAGTTTGGTATTGAGTACGATCCTAGTAACATTGATTTTCTTACTGTGCTTAACCAAGTGCGGGAATTTGAAAAAGTCGTAGCTCGAGCAGAAGCGAGTGGTATAAATTGGAAGCATTTTGGTTATCACACAATGACTACTCTAGGACTGAACTGTATTAAACAAATAGTTGAGGACGAAGAAAGAGAGGAAGAAGCTAGTTATAGAAAACACGCCTATTTAGACTTTGCCGCAACTCGTGGCTTGGAGGCGTAGTATGACAAAAGAACCAAAAGAAATGTTTTCAGCAGTATTTGAGAAATATGATAATGCTTCTGAGGCGCATAAAAGAAAGACACATTTTAGTGATGTGAGGAGTAGAGAGGGGGGAATAGTAAAAAAGTATGTAGTCTTTGATGAAAAAATCTCACGGAAAATACCAAAAGAGTTAAGTTTAGGTGAATTTGTAGCATTTTTAGCTGATATTGAGTTTAAGAATATTCAGTTTTTAAATGTATTTGAATTAAGTGGAGCATAATTTAAAGAGGCAATATGCAGTATTTAGAAGCATTATTTAAGGATATTGACGAAAACAGTAATAAAACTAACAAGATTCGTCGAAAAGCCTGGGAAGCGAAAACTTGGATAGAAGGCGGATCGCATGGCGCAATGCATCATTATACTACCGAAAGTGATTGGACAGAATATAAACCTGATATCGAAATGTTAGAGGATGACTGGGAAGTATATCATAATGTAGAAAGTAAATCTTTATTTACGGCGGTATTTGAGAGATACGAGTATGGGAAGGAAGTACTCAGAAAAAAAACTCATTTCCGTGATGTTAGAGTAAGAGAGGGAGGCCTTGTATCTCGGAAGCTAGTTTTTGACGAAGATGTTTCAAGTAAGATAGTAGGTCATTTAACATTTGGTGAGTATGTAGCATTTTTGGCAGATATTGAGTTTAAGAATATCGAATTTGAGTATCCACATAAATTATCTAACGAGGTATTATGAGAGTAGAATTAGACAGAGAAGAAGTAATCGGCTTGCAAGAAACTGGGATGCTCCAAAAAGAAATTGCAAAAAAGCTTGGCGTAACAGTGAAGACGTTATCTACCTTCATGAAAGAAAATGGTATTGAAACCAGAAAACCCACTAATTACAAAAAGATCAGCTTGTATGAAGAAAAAATAACTATCATTAATAGTGTCAATACTGGCTACACACATATGGCAATTGAAAAAAAACGAACTATTAAGAATGACGATAAAAACCTTTTTATTCCTGAGAAATGGAATTGGAGGGGTTATGCATAACTTAGAAAAAAATGAGGAAATTATGGAAAATACAAATAATGATACTTCACGAAGCACTAATGAATTAATGAGCAATCAGATCGAGTCTTTAGTGGATGCTCTTAGTAAGGCGCAATCAGCGATAGAGAATGTCAGCAAGGACAAACAAGCATACGGCTACAAATATGCAGACCTAGCAAGTTGCTTAGCTGCTGTAAAAAAACCTTTAGCAGATAACGGCTTGTCGGTATCACAGATAGTTAGCCAAGATAAGGACGGCAAGCAAGTATTGATTACTTTGCTAATGCATAAGTCGGGACAATGGCTTAAATCAACATTTGCCTTAGAAAACGTGGTCATGAAGCAATGCAATTCGTTGCAACAACTGGGGGCAGGTATCACGTACGCAAGACGCTATGCTTTATCGGCGATAGTAGGACTTACTCAAGAGGATGACGACGGTCAAAGCGTAAGTAAAGGCGTAGAAAAAGAACAAGGCTTAACTGTAGTAAAAGAGTTCATGAACTTATGCGCTGAGCATAAACTTGATGCTAAGGAGTTTGCTAAATTCCATAATATTGATAGCCAACGCTCCGAGACTATTACAAATGGTATAGCTAATTTCAATTCGCTTAAAGAAAGGTTTTTAAATGCAGAAATCACAAGTACACACTGACCTTGAACAAGGGAGTGATGAGTGGCATAAGTTGCGCTTAGGCAAAATAACCGGCTCATGCTTTCACAAGTTGCTAGGAACTAAAGCTGCTCAGCAGAAGTATCTTTATGACAGGGCCAATGAAATTGTCACGGGTTGTAAATCAGACGGCGAGGAGTATGTAAATATTCATATTCAACGAGGGTGGGAACACGAATCCACAGCTAGAACAAATTATATAACGCGTACATTCACTTCCGTTGACGAGGTTGGTTTAGCGCAATTGGGTGATTATATAGCGTGTTCTCCTGATGGATTAGTCGGTGAAGACGGCATGATAGAAATCAAGATACTAGACTCTAATAATTATTTTGGACAGGTTATTGAGATGTCCGAAAAAGGAGCAGAGGCTATCGAGAGCAAGCATTATATTCAAATGCAGTTTAATTTGTTTGTATGCGGTCGCCAGTGGTGTGATTACGTGCTGTACAACCCTAAACATGACATTATCGGCAATGGCTTATTCATCCATAGAGTGGAGCGTGATAGTGTTATGCAAGCGCGTATACTAGAAGCAGTTGATGAGTGCATACCAATAATGAATAAATATGTAAATCAGTATCATAATATATTCAAATCAAACAAAGGAGATTAAAAATGAGAAGAGGTTGTAACGAAGTTGATAAACATGTAGGGGGTAAAATACTCTCCCAGAGGCTTGCTTATGGACTTTCTCGTGCTCAATTAGCAAAGAAACTCGATGTCACTCAGCAACAACTACAAAAATACGAGAAAGGTACAAATAGAATCTCCGTGAGTAGATTGGTTGTCATTGCAAAAGCTTTGTCGCAAGACATATCTTATTTCTACGAAGGGTTAAGTGATGATAATGAGCCTATGGTAACCCAACATCAACGCATGTGCATCGAGGTATCCCGTAACTTTATGAGAATAGAGAGTGCCGTGCATCAAGAAGCTGTTAATATATTGATAAAGTCGTTGGCTAACAGGTCTATGGTAGATATAGATAACCATTAGTATTTTTTAATGCGACTGTTAATTAAATATGTTAAGCTATATGGTAATTTAAATGTTATTGAAGGCAGGCGACATAATACATGCTTATTGCGATACTATTTTAATTGGAGGTAATAGATGATTAAAGCTAAAGAAGTTGCAGAATATATTATCAGCTATTTTTCTAATATTGTTACAAATCCTATAGAGGGAGACTTAACCAATCTTAAATTGCAAAAACTCCTTTATTACACACAGGTTCTTTCGTTAAAAAGAACAGGCGAGCTTCTTTTTAATGATAAAATGGAGGCTTGGGACTATGGCCCAGTAGTACCAGAAATTTATCATCAATACAAATCATTCGGTAGAGATGTGCTAGATACCGATAGCCCAAATTTAATGTTCAAACCATTGGACAAAAAAATGATTATAGACGATGTGATTAAAGACAAGGGCCGTTTCACTGGTATTGCCTTAATGGAAATGACTCATCAAGAGAATCCTTGGAAATTAGCGAGAAGTTCAGATGACAAAATCATCACTCAGGATTTAATCTTGCAAGATATTCGCAACAACCAATGTAATTAATATCTTGGCCTATGTTCTTTTCTTTTGTTTTTACAGATAAGCATTTGAAAAATTTAAAAAAACAGCCAGATATCTTTTATAAGTTGGTTAGCAAGCTTTCTATATTTTCTAGATTCTCAATTGATGAACTAATTACCAGCGGAAAAGAAAATGGAATTACAAAAATTACCGATAGTAATACCTATAAAAAATTAAACACGGACACCACGATTATTATTTATAAATTTAGATTGTCTGACAAGATTAGGTGTTATTGCACAAAAAACCTCGAGTCCCCTAACACTCTCAATTTAATTTTTATAGATGTGAATCATACGCTGAATTGATATTAACAGTCTTATTTCATTATATTTCCGTTATTTCTATAGGATAGATAGCTTCTACCTGCTTTTTCTTTAAAACATACAGAGGCGTTTTTATTCCCTTAACATCTTCAATAGTAACGGTATCATCTTTCCAAAAACACAGAAAATCACATACATACTTAACATTAGCAGGCAGATGGAAAGGGACTTGTCTTAGAAAAAATAATAATTCACCTGATTTTTCAAGTAGTCTAAGCTCTCTATACCGTCTTGCCTCTTTTCTCGAGGCAAACTTAATACCATCAAGTTCTGTTGGGATTGCTCTGAATTTGTGTTTTAACACTACAGGCTAATCTCAAGTTTAATTTGCCTATTCCCCATAGGCTTGTCTGAGTCTCTATCCAGATAATTCTTGATATTTTGAAAAACTTTATAAGTAATGCGATTCGCTAGCTCATCAGACAAATCATTACATTCCTCATGCTCTTCATGTTTATTTTCTCCTCCCATATTTGATCTCATAAAGTCAAATACAGGCGAAATATTAAACATGTTATTATCTATTTGTCTTGGTTTTTTAGAGGCAATAGTTTTTTTGCTCTTAGAATCTTCTAAAATTGGATTTATACTACGAGCATCATAAGGTTTATCCATTTTAGGAAAACGCTTTACCATAATTTCTTTGTGTTCAATCATCTTAGGAAAATTAAAACTATTAGGCTTAATTTTATCTAAAAATGAGCCTGTCATGTTTTTAATCTCGCCTTCGTGAGATCTCATTGAGCTTGGCATAGAAATCTCCTCAATAAGTGGGTTTTTCTCTTTTGGTGCAATTACTTTTCTGTTTATTGCAAATTCTTTAGCTCCTACCATGATTTATTACCTATTTATAAATAATTCTTGTTCGATATTATTATGACTTATTCCAAAAAGCAGCACGCTGAGCCTCTGGTACTCTTGTGAATTGTCCTTGATGTGTTTTCCAGTCCTCAGACCCAAAGTATTCTCTACCAAGCCTCGCATGATCAGCCAAGAATTCACCTTCTGAGGGATAATTTCTATAAGCATACTGTTGATATTTATTCATTCGATTAAATTGTTCCATTGGACTCGCTGCCTTCTTTAAAACATCTAATCTTGCTGTTTCTTCCGATGCTCTTTGTGCCAAGTTTGCATCCCAAGCTTTATTATAACCTGTCGTTCTTGCGTTAGACTGGGAAAATGCCTGTGCGAAGGCTCCAAGATTTCCGCTTGCCCTCACCTCTTTTTGGATTGCTTCTAGGTTATCGCGTGCAGTTTGCACCCTTTTCCAGTTAGTGTTAAAGTCACCGTTTCTAGATCCACCAGTATTCCACCAGTTAGTAGCCTCATCAGATTCCCTAGTAGCATCAAGTAACCTTTGAGTCATTAAATCGTTGCCTCTTTGTTTATTAAATACTCCTAATTGCCCATATAAATCATTTATTGTACTGTCTCTAGTAGATAACTCTGCTCTGCGATTAGCATTTTCTTTTTGCAATTCACTATAATTAGTATTTAGTGCTGCTAATTGATCTAGACCTATCCCTCTGTTGCTCATCCCCCTAAATACATCGCCTAAAGCTCCACTTCTAGCGTTTCCTGCGATTACCCCTTTCATGTGAGGCCATTCCCAAGCAGCTTCATTTTGATAGTTTTTATATAAATCTTCATTTTCAGCTTGTTCATTCCCCCATTTAGTAGAACCAAGCTTATTCATATCCCTAATCTTACTAAGTGTATCACCAAACTCTCTTTGCCCCTGATCTCCATAGAGACCCAACTGCCGAAGATTAGAAAGTTGACCTTGATGCCCTAAAGATAATTCAGATTTCATTGATTCTTGTAGCAATTTATTTCTCTCTCCAAGAGTAGCCCTGTTGATTTCTTGTGCTCTTTCCTCTGCGGCTCTACGATGCGCCGAAGAGCCGTACATATTCCTGCTAATAAATCGCCCATTGATACTAGCCATATCTTTGTTTAATTTTTGTCTGGCCTCGTACTCAAGGGCTTCAACGGCACCACGCATTCTCTCAGGGACTGCTTCCTCAGCTCTTTGTCCAACACCCCTATCCGTCATTAATTGCCTAAGTAATCCTTTGCGTTGGTCATAAGCAGTATCTTTAAATTTAGGATTGACGGCTTCTAAAGTACTGTGCGAAGCTAATATTTCCGGAGGAAGGTTCGCTACTAATTGCCCCTTATATGTAGCTGGGGTAGTTCTTGCTTCGCCCCAGCTTCCTACCGGTGCAGAGACATCTACACCATAAGCTCTTAGAGCTTGCAAGGCATCTTTCCCTGATTGAGCTTGAATGTCTGGGTGTGCTGATTCCATATTCGCGTTTAAAGGCCCCAGCGCTTCTCGTAGTCTTTCCATTCGGTTATATGGCGCAGCTGCCTCTTCGTTAAATTGATTTCTTTGAGCCTGGTTAGCTAAATTAGTATACCCATGCTTCTGAGCACCAAATTGTTCAAGTGTTCCGGTTAAACCCTCTCTACGACCTTGTTTTTGAGTTTGTAATGCTTGAAGAGCTTTTACAAGCTGTTCATTACTTGACTGCTCTAAAACCCCGCTTGCTCGGCCTATATCTCTAAGATCTCCTGAAGCCTCATTTAAGCCCCTTTGGACATCTCTTTGACCCTTACCTCTAAATCTATCAATGTTTGGATTGTACGACTCTCTAAATTGTCTACGCAAAGCTTCTAGCATAGTACGGTCGCTAAAATCTTGTTGCCGTTGTCCTAACATCTGTAGTTGACGAGCTGGATCAATCCCTGCATTAGAACGATTTAAGACACTCTCTAATTTTCGTGAATATGGAGCTGGTTTTCTAGCAAAGCCTTCCTTTAAAGTCCTTGCTCTTTGGGTAAGACTAGACATCGGAGCTACTGTCTGCCCCTTATATACCGGATAACTTAAGCCCGAAAGTCTAGCTTGATCTCTAGCTAAAATCTTCGCTCCTTCCTCAAGAAGTTGCTCGGGAGCTAAATCAGACGCATATCCCCTTCCATATTCTCCTACCGCCATACTAACCTCTTACTTTAAATAACTTGCTAATGATTTAGCCTTTGGCGGTAACTTATTGATTATACCGCCTTTATGCTTACGTATTTTCTTTAAACCCATATCTAATTTTTTCGCACCGGCAGTATTATTGCCATCTCCTAAATGAGCTACAACATCAGCAGGGATAACATATTCGCCGTCAGAAAGTAGAGCCTGTATTTTGTCATCCTGTCCGTTAGTATCGCCGGCTATATAACGCCCTAGTCCTGGTGGGTATTCCATTTGATCCTCAATATATTCTCTATGATTAGGAGAGCCACCCATTTTCATTGTTATTGGGTTGCCATGAGCTTTACTATAAAAATAGCCTGGCCCATCTGTAAACTGATTATCTTTAAATATATTTTCAGTATATCTCTCTAAGGCATATACTTCTTCTTCAGTTAACCCTAAAGTTTTAGTCAAATTTGTAAGTTCTCTAGATAAACTCTTCTCATCTAATAGACCTTTGTGTTGATTTTTATTTTTTTCAATAATATCAGTTGTTAACTTTTGTCCTCTAGCTATTATTTCCGGACGTGTTGAGCCACCCTTTTTATAAGGTATAGGTTCACCGGTAAACTGAGGATTATTGTAATAATTTAGCCATTTACCGTGCTGTTTATATTCTTCTGGAGTATTACTTCTTCGATACATAGGTTCGATATTACCCAGCCGTTCTTCTGGCAAGAACTTTTGACGAGAGATCCTTCTTCTCATCTGTTCTTCTGCCAGTAAATTAGCTTCCATACCAGCTCTATCAGCTGGACTTAATCTAAGCGCCCTTTCTAAACGCTTTGCTTCATCTGCTTGTTGTTCTGGTGACTTTTCTTTCTTTTCTTTTGGTCGGTTCGCAAATGAGCTAGCAACTGACGCTAGAGTTAAAAGGTTTTTAGGTTTAGTTAGAAAGTCTTTAGTGTTTCCTAGCAGTTTATCAGTAAAACTCTCGTCACCATCGCCAGCACTTACTCCGCTTTGATATCTATTATAATTTTCTAATGCAGATCCTTGATCGTTAGCTTCAAACATCCTAGGGGTCCTAGCTCCTTCCCCTATTCCGCCTGAGCTTCCTACAGCACTCCCACCACCGCCTCCAAACATATTATCTAAACCTAAAGAGGGTAATATGGCATTAACATTGCCATACTTAGTAAGTGCATGCCCAACATTTGTAGCTCCCAGTGCATTAGCTCCGGTGCCAATTAAACCAGCAACAGTAGGTAATGCAGCTCCCATTCCAGCACCTCTAAGTCCCGCTTGCATATAATCTTTACGACCACGTACGGCAGAACCTGCTGCGCCCCCTAATGCCCCGCCGATAACTCCGCCGATACCAGGTAAAATCATGTTACCTAGGATCGCTCCTAATCCTCCACCTGCACTACCAGCTAACCATTTTTGTGCTTTCTTTAACCATCTTGGTTTAAATTGTGGCAATCCAGTTTTAGGATTAATCGTCCCACTCCCCCCTAGATCTTTCAATATCATGGCTTCTAGCGGGGTTATATGAGCTAATACAGTGTCTTCACCCTTTCCTTGTTTTCTAATCATCTCAGCTAACATTGGATAAGGGCTATTTTCCGCTTTATTTTTTTTCTTTTTTACAGTTCCACCATCAGCATAACTTACTGTATTGGGATTTTGTCTATTAGTATTAACAGCAGAAACTGATTGAGAGGGTACTGTAGGATAAGGAGCATTATTACTCATCATATTAGATAGTACATTCCCTTGAGTATAAGGATTTTGTCCATAAGTATTCTGAGGCATTTGATTAAGATATGGATCTGCGTACGGATCTGTATTTGTATTTAATGGCATAACCGTATTTTGATAACCATTATTAAATCTTGTATCAAACATTTTGACCCTCTTGTGGATTAGATTCATTATTAACAATTGAATAGACGACCTTCGCCCATTCTTGCCAGTCTTTAAAATTTTCTTTTTTAGTTCCTTGAGTAATAGAAAATGGAGAAGGAACACCGCTACGTGTAAAAACACCAGTTCCAACTACCGCAGCTCCCCATTCTTGCCATTTATTTTCATCTTGTAGAAGGGGTAGAAATGCATTAGGGCGATCAGCTACTAAAGCAGCCGCCCAATTGTTTAAAGTTATATACTCTGGCCAAATTACTAACATTATCTTGCATCCCCCATACCGAGTAATAGTATTATGTGCCCAACTTCAAAATTATCTATCGATCTAAATGTAAGGCTCATATTGCGTCCTTGCACTCTCATATCAAGTTTGCCTGTATCCCTTGAAAATTGTACCGGTGCACTAGTAACTACTGGACTTTGAGCATATTCTTGCGTATTAACTAGAACCTCAAATCTATCTGGTTGTCCAGTTGTAATTACAAAATCAGGTTCTATCCTTTGCAAATCTACCCATCTATTAATGAATTGAGAGGGCATTGAACCTCTGTTTGGTTTGGGTGGAAATGCTACCCATGAAAATATAGGAGTAGTAAAAGATGAAGGAATAGGAACTATATTTCTACCGTTTCCTTCTGCCTCATCTTGCACTACTCCAAATTCATGTCTCCAAAGATTATTTTGGCCATCGTAGGGATTAACAAGAGCAGGTCCATAGGTACTCATAAAGCCAAAGTTAGGAGAAAATACGCCCGCAGTTCTGGAAATAGCCGTGTCGTACCAAAAGTTCTCTCTTTTGTTATAAACAATGGCTCTTGAATTAGCTCCAGCAACTCCTCTTACTGGGTAAAACCACCATATTTCACCATATTTTGTATTCTTTACCCCAAAAACTTGCTGACGTCTTTCCATGTCTATATTATCGTAAAAATAATTTAGATTCATTCGGTTATCCATTTCTTGAACAATACCGTTATAAACAAAGAATCTATCAGTACCGGGCCAGAAAAATAGCCCATCATACTCAACTACGCATTTACTTGATAAAATAGACGAGCTGGTAGATATCGTATCACTTTTAAAATCAGCTTCACCGTCGCCAATGGAAGCATTTGCCACACGAACTACAGAAGATAGTGTCCAAAAAAGAAGAGAAGGACTGTTAGAACCACCGCGAATTGGGCGACCATAAATAACTTTGTCATTTGATATCGTGAAATCCCCACCTCGGTTTGGAGAAAGCTCTTGCACTCTCGTTCCATTTGGACCATCAACCTCCACCATTATATCGTCTCTAAAATCAAATGGATCGTTTGAGGTACTATATTGAACCAGGCCATTAGAGCCGTATATAAAAAGATAAGGAGCGGCAAAACATAAACCGCCGTTAATTAGAGGCTTTACTCCCCTAAGAACATTCTGCTCAACAGCGCCATTAAGGGCTTGATTAATTTCTTTTCTAAAAAACTCAGAGGCAGAATTTTGGGTTATGTCAAGTGCATTATTAGTTTTCATAAATACTATGAAAGCTCTGTTAGATCCTGTGTCAATAACAGTTGCCGTCTCCCACAAAACTGTTGGAGGAAATGCAGCATTTAATAAATTATTATTAGCTGCGAATGCCCAATTAGGGGAATTAATTTGGGCAGCAAGCCCTTGTTCACTACAAAGAAAAATTAAAATTCCCCCTCTTTCCCAAGGAAAAATTGCTAAATTAGTAACTCTCTCAGCTCCATATATGGTACTAGCCCCTTTCATTCCTCCTATCTTTTTGACTTTTCCCCTTTGAAATCTAATCCATTGTCCATCAAGGCAATACTCAGATTGAAACTGAGTACCGTCTCTTTGAATACCTGGGCTATATATTAATGGGTAAAGATTCGCTGTCATTAGTCTTTATCTCTCTTTGAAATACGATCAGTGTAGAGTTTTTGCGCATCTTTGTTTACGCTCTGCAAAGCACGACTATATAAAGCTTCAAACACCTGCACGCGTTCATCGTCTTTTAAAAACGGGATTGTCTCAAGCAGGCAAGCATATAGAAGCAAACTCGGATATCTCAAAGTTAAAAAGTTTTCAGGATTCGCCTGATTAAATAAAGGTAGCGCAAGATAAATTAATTGCAGCGGATATGCGTAATCAGGGGTAGGCGCAAAGAAAAAATTATTATACTCTAAAGCATTAGCATAAAATTCTGGCGTTCCTGTCAGCACTGTCTTTGGCCAGTAGCTTTTACAAAACTCTAAACTTCTTAGCAGTAAAAAAGAGGTAGGAGCTGGATTTAATCTATCGTCAGTTATACTAAAGCTAACTGTTTCTTTCCAATCTGCTGGCTTTGCTAGTAATGGATTGTTTATTATCAAGTTCCCGTTTAAAACTGTTTCAAAGCCTATACTTTTTGCTTCTGAATAAATTCGATTCACTCCTTGATTAATAAAATCAGGAATCTGATCAATAAAAAATTGATCAGTCCTATTTGAGTAATTTTGTATTTGAAGACGTAGAGAATTATAATTCATTTATTCCTCCCTTTCTTGGGCACGTTGTAGCTCTCTATTTAATGCTACTGCTGAATAACCAGTTACATCTTTTATGCGTTTGTTTAGAGGAACGACGCTTACTAAATTAGGCCTTTGGGCATATTTAAGAGCAAGGTCTAAAAACTTCTTGTCAGTAAGAAGCGAAGTAACGCCAACACCAGCTGCTCCAAGAGCCGCTAGATAAGGTAAGCCCAATGAACCAGTTACTGCACCTACACCTAGATTGATTATATTAGCTGTAGAAGCTGTCCCTGAAGGATTAGGAGCATTCTTACTTTTGAGCGCAAATGCTCTTGATATTTTTCCGAGTTTTTCGATTTTACTAAAAACCTCAGGAGAGACTCTTGTTTTTAGAAACTCCGCGGTTTCTGGATTATGTATAGTTTTCGATAAAGCACTATGTTGCACGTTGCCAGTTGAATAATTTTCTCCCCTTCCACTCAATAATTTTTCTACTTTAGCTCTTTTAGCCACATTTCCATATAATGCATCTGCTTCCTTAAAAGTTTTGTACCATTCAGGATTTGTTTTGCCATATTCTGCAATGTCTTTTTTTACACCGGCTAACACTTTCTTTAATTGCTCTTTAACACCTGGTTCAGTATCCCATTTTATTTGAGCATTTAAACTACGTTTAGT